TCATATAATAATTTTAAATTTTGTGTTCTATCTGGAGCTATTTTTAAACTTAAATAATAAGCTAGTCCCGCACACATACAGGGAATAAATCGATACACAATATCACCTTGATTCGTGTATGCTCCCGCGTCTTGAATTCTTTTTAAATAGTAAAATTTCAATAAATAGCTAGATCCAGAAAAAGTGCTACTTGGTGTTTGATAAAGAAAAATACTAGGTGTTGTTGTTCTATCCACATAATATTGACTAGGCGTTCCTTTAGATAATTTGTTTGCTATTGCAGAATAAGTAGACCTGTCTATTTTTGAAATAGGTGTATCTACAGGTGCAGTGGTTGTTGAATTATTTCTAATATACGCTTCTAATACTTCATTAATGTCGTTTGGAAAATTAGTATTATCACTAGCAAAGTTATATTCTGCTTGACCTTCTACTAGAGGTACAGAAGCTAAAGCTACTTTCCACAAATGTAGGCCCCTATTACCCCATTCAGAAAAAAGAATATTTAAAGAACGTCGAGCGCTTTTTAAACCATAACCGGTTCTCGCTGTAACACCACAACGTTCGTATGCTTCTTGAATAACCTCATCTATATCAAGGTCAAATGATGTAGTACCAGATGTAGCCATTTGAACCCCTAGTAGTTTTTAATCCACTCACAAATTAAAGTAGAAGTTTCCCCTGAAGTTGCTGCAGCAGGAGCCACCACATCAATATCACCTGTATAGTTACTTTCTTTAGGGTTACCTATACCACCTAAAGAACTAAAATCATAATTATCAGTTTCATTTAGTGCTAGTAAAGGTGTTTGAGTACCTGAAGAAAGATCCCATTGAATTTGAATTGGTGCTGTAGCAGCTGCTGAAACATTAAACCAAATTTTGTTTAAAGTTACTGTAGTGCAGGTCTGCCCTTTTGCATTTGTATTCAGTGCAGAAACATCGACTATCTTTGTTGTTCCTCCTGATCCGTCTGAAACATTGACATAACTTGTTATAAGTTTTTTATCTCCGTCAAAAAGAGTTCTTGTTGTTACTGTATCGGCCATTTTATCTCCTTTTCAAAGGTGGGGTCATTACACCCCACCTCGAGTTAATTAATATTAGCTTACTGCTGCGCTAAATGGTGTTGCTGGTGTTCCAGTACATCCGGAATCAACAGATACTTTCCATTTACCTGAAGCAAGGACTGTACAAACAATCTTTGCATAAGTCACACCACCAGTTGTACTACCATTTAAAGTAATAGTGTCTGATGTTGAGGCTGTTTCAAAACCAACGGCGTTGTCGGATGAGTCATCAATAAATAATGCACTTCCAACCATTACGTCAGTTGCATTTGCAACTTGCACAACTAAGTCACCTGTCTTTGTAATATCTGCAAAAATTTCGATAGAAGCTCCGACGTTGCTTAAATTGTTTAAGTCTGGTCCTGGTCCTGCGACTGAAGAATCAGAATTTGCGTTTGTTGCTGGTAATGTATAAGTCACTGCACCTGCAGCAGAATTGTAAACAATTCTTCCTGCGTGATCTGCAACTGTCAAGCTGTCACTTGAATTTACTGTTATAACATTACCGGGTCCTGTACTAAAAAAACCTTTTTTAGATACAACTGGACCTTGAAATGTGGTTGTTCCCATATTTTACCTCCGTAGTAAAAATACATACAGTCTCTACGTGCGTCTGCTAGGTCAGTCTGTATGATGTTGTTTTTCCTAGAAGGTTAAATATAAACCTTTTTATTTAGAGAGCAAGTCTATTTAAAAAATAAATGACTCTCATAGTCTTGATGTCTCCACCTTAATTTTGCTAAGATTCTTTTGATTCTCTCTTCAATAGATTTCATCTCAAGAGTTTCCTTACCAGAATTAATATACTGAGAATTCCACTGAGATTCGAGTTTAATTTTCTCAGCGATTAAAGACTGTGATACTGCGGCCATAATATATCTCCTTGTCAATATTATCCGCTTTTATTTTGTACATTAATTTCCCATAAAGTCAATGTATTTTCCCATAAAAAAAGGGGCCATAAGGCCCCTTTTAAAAGTATTTATAAAATTACTTATTATGCACCTGGTGAACCAAAGATACCTCTGAAGTCAGAGAAGCCGAAAGAGTATCTCTCTCTTGCTTTGTATCTTACGTTACCGGTATCAAAATCACCTTCCATTGAAGTTTTGATTGGTGATCTTTCAAAGTATTTCATACCATTAGGAACGTCAGTGATAATGAAGAAAGCATCAGTATCAGTTAAGTAGTTGTTAACTGCATATCCTTGTGGGATCATACCCATGCTCTTCATAGCATTGATATCATTATCTGCTGTTCCAACTCTGTTAGCAGATTTCATGATTCTTTCCGCAACGAACTGAAGCTCAGAAGGAATAATCATTTTTACTCCTTGTGCTGCAACTTTCAATCCTCTTTCATCTTTGAATGCTGCGATATCAATTAACGCTTGTTCAATAGATGTTTCAGAAAGGTCAGCGGAAGTTGATAACTCATTGCTGACAGTACCTGAGATAGTTGGGTGGTCAGTAGCACAAAGCTCCTTACCATCACCACCTGCAAAGCTAGAATTAAAAGCTCTGTTAAGAACGTTAGCAGCTTTCACCTGTTTGGTGTTAGCCATTGAACGTGCTAGAGCTTTTGTGTATCTGCTTGACAGTCTATCATACAAGTTGTCTTCAATAGCTTCCTCAGTGATTGCGAAAGCTAGTGCAACAGTCTCATGCTGATATCTTGCTGTGTAAGTCTCTTGTGCGTTGTCAAAAACAACTGAAGAGCCTTCTGGTTTAACACTGGCATTACCAAAGCCACTTAACATTACTTCCTCTTCGAAAGCTCTGTCTGAAGTTTCTTTAGTAAAGATTTCCTCGTGTTGATTTTCATAACGATTGTATTCCAAGCCGAATAGTGCATTCAAACCTGGCTCTAACTCTTTAACGAGTTGATTACGTGATATAGCCATATTTAATTACTCCTATAATTCCTGCTTGAGCGTATGCTCGTTAATTGAAACGATATAGTTCACGTTAGCTGAACCTAAATCGCTGTTGTCGGGATCAGTTGATATACCGATGACTCTTAATTGGCCATCTGTTGCAGCTAAATCAGATACGTCTAATTCAACATTGGATGTTCCATTAATTGTTGAACCAGTAGCGTACACGATATCTGCCACTTTAAATATATCAGTTCTTGCTGAAGCACCGTCTCCCTGTACTTCAAATCTCTCGTATGGATCGTCATATACGAAAGCGTCAATATCACCAGAAGTGATATTTGTTTGTGTATAGTGGTTTCTAAATGTTGGTTTTCCAGTTGTTGGGTCTGTATAATTTACACCCCAGAACACACCAAGTAGTGCGTCCCCAGCAGCTGCCACATCAATAAAACCTGTGTTAGAGGCTTGTGGTATAACCGGGTCACCTTGAAAGATAGAAGACGCTTCGTTGTCTGCTATCTGGTATTCGGACATACCCTGGTTATCTGCGTTTTGTCCAACCTTACCAACAGGTTTTAAACCAAATGCACTGTCATTATTTGCCATTTGTATTTACTCCTTTGTTAGTTTAGTTGATGGTTCGGAATAACTAAAAGATTAGTTCTTCTTGGAGCCACCAAAAGTTACACGGCTTTGTCGATCTTGATTGATCGGCATCGCATTATGCTGTTCCTTCATAAGGTCGTTTTCAACTGCTTGTTCTCGATCAGCTACTTGTTGTTTAAAGTATTGTTCTCGAGACTGCGCGATCTCTTCCGGTATCCTAGCCAGCAGTAGGCCACCAACTCCGATTACCCCAGAATGTTTGCCGTCTTGTACAGAAGGGAAATCTCCTTCTGGATATTCATCGGCTCTCACCAAGTCCCATCCAGATCTCATTTTACCCATGATATTTTTAGTATCATCAACTCCCATACTTTCAGCTCTTATCCAACGGTGTCTAAATCCTGTTGGAGCAGGGGGTGCATCTAAAGATGATGGTGGAGTCCAAACTTTAGGTCGAGAGTCTTTCTCTCGAGTTTGACTCGCGCGGGAAGTTTTGTTTATTTTTGTTTCGTTTTCCATATGCTTATGCCTCCTTCGCGACTAATTGTTTCGCATATTCTTCAAGTGGCACACCTAATCGTTTAGCTATTGCGACCTGTGATGGTGTGAGTTTCACAGTTTTACGGCGTCCTACCATACCCGGACGTTTGGCTGATGCTACAGTTTGAGAAGGTTTCTCTTGTGTAGTATTTTCTGTTGTACCAAATTTTTGAGGAAATTCAAGTCTTATCCGTTTATCCACTTCTTGATAATACTCTTCACTAGAAGGATCATACCCTTCTTCCTCGGTCAGCTTCTTATGTATGTCAAATGCTGTATAAGTCATTGCATTATCAGTACCAAACCACGCATTTTTAGACGCCCAAGCTTCTGCTTTAGGGTCCATTTCCTGTGCTGCTTGTTTCAACTGTGATGGATTAGCATATCCCTGTTGTTGAGGCACAGGTTGTTGTACTGGTTCTTCTTGTGTTTTTTGAGGTCTTGCTGATTTAACTTGATTTACCCTTGCGGCATCCATTGTTAAAGAAGATATCTCTGTTTGTGCTGCTATTTGAGCATCGACATCCTGTGCATCAATTGCTGTTTTCAACTTTATTTTAGCTGCTTCAAGATTAGATTTAACTCTATTTTCAAATTCAGAAACATAATTAGTATCTAAATTTTGATATTTATCTTGTAGTTCTTTTTGTTTATTTGTGACAGTTTGTGCATAGGCAATCGCTTCTTCTTTCTGACGTTCCGCTTCACGCATTTTACGTGTTAGTTTTGCAATTCTTTTCTTAACACCTTCACTATATTGTTCAAGTTCTTCTTTCTGTGGTGCTTCTTCTTTTATTTCTTCTTCTTTTGTTTCTTCCCCCGAATCGGTTGTTTCTTCAACCTGTAATTCTTCTTTTTGTTCTTGAACAGAATTATCTTTATCTAAATCTATTTCTGCTCCTTCTGTTTCGCCGACGTCAACCATCGGTTCTTCTTTTCTTAGTTCTTCGGGCATAGTTTTCTCCTATGTTTATATATGATGTAGAATATCTTCAGGGTTACTAATTGTTCCTAAGACTTCATCATCGTTTAGTAATCGCACTTCTCCACCTTCAATCGGGAGTCGTGATCCGGCGTATCGAGCAAAAATTACCCAATCACCTTTTTTGCACCAAGGACCTGTATAGAACTTCTCTTCGTCCTTATAGGCCAATGGTCCAACCTTGATAACATAACCGCAGTTCGTGGCTATGCGTAATTTGTCTAATGATTCTTGAGCTATAATAATACCACCTTTAGTTTTGTCTTTAGGTTCAAAAGGTAATACTAGTATTCTCCAACCAGAAGGGTTGGGCAGCTTTTCTAATAATTCTTCAGAAAGGTTTTCTGCTCTGACTTTTTTCTTATCTTCTTCGACTTGTTTTTTATTTTCTTCTTTGTATTTCTCTTGTAATGCGTGTTTTACATCATTCATCGTTTTGCTCCTTATTTTCTAGCAGGTTAGAGATTTCCTGTAACGTTTGTTCAAATCCTTGAACTTTTCCCACAAGATATTGATATTTTTCAAGACTGTCAACACCAGACATAACAGTATCTTTGCAGTCCTCAATTGATTGTTTTAAATATCTCTGCAGCTTATAAACTACATTAAATTCTTCCATTATTTTTCCTTTCGTATATTTTTATATCATGAATGATCCGAAAACGGAAGCTGAAGATTTAACAGTTATTGTTGATTTTGATTTTGAATTACCAACGATTCATTAATATTCGTTGTAATTTTTGATAAGAAATTCTTCCATCCAAGCCATCTTTTCATCAATCGCTTGAATTTGTACTTTTATAACAGCAATGTCCTGTTGCATTTCTGCAACACTGTCTGCTTTAACTTCCACTGCATTTAAACGTTCTGACCACATACCCCATGTCATGGCTAAAGTGCCAAATAGCACTAGATAGGGTAATACTGTTTTAATTTCTAGTTTCATTTTGTTTTTGCGGACATATTGCTTAAAGGATTATTTAAAGCCTTATTTATCTGTAAGTCAAGACTTTCTTCAATAAGTTTTAGCTCATCAAATATTTCTCTTGTATCCGCTTTTTGTCTATCTTCTACATCATTAACTATTTCTGTAATGTGTCTGATGTCACCATTCATTTGACGCAAATCTGCTTTCATGTCTGTCTTTAAATCTTTTGCTACATCTGCAACGAGGGTAATCTCATCAAGGATCATATCTAGCTCTGATTTTAAAACTGCTAGTTGTTCATCATAATGTGATAGGTCAGGTGCTGTGTATTCTTCTATCTTGGCTTTCATATCTAGGTAATCATCATAAAATTTATAGCCAGTCCAACCACCACCGATGATTGCACCTAATAAGGATAAGATAATAAAGAATTTTCCTCCAGAAAACTTAATTCCCTGATACTCAATACTGGCCATTTATCATCTCCTGAATTGTATTTTCTTG